TAATAGTATGATGTCAATTCCACGCAATGTGGTTTTTATTTTATTAGGAGATTATATTATGAGCAAGCTATCAGCAAAGCAAAGAATGCTAAATGCACTTTCACAAACAGAAGGTTACAACACTTTCAGCGTAAAATCTGCACAACGCCGTTTTGGTGTTAAAAACATTGGTGCACGTATTGAAGAACTTCGCAAAGAAGGTCACTGCATCTACACTAACAGCCGTAAAGTTAACGGCAAAAAAGTAAACTACTACCGTCTCGGTACACCATCTAAGTCTGTAGTTCAAGCTGCCGCACAAGCTGGTTTTTCTTTTAGAACCTAATTGAGCCTTGGAACCCTTCGGGGTTCCTATTTTTTTATTAACTTGGAGTTCACATGGAAATTTCAATCAAAACAGAAGAACTAAGAAAGTATAGTATCTTCGTTGCCACCCCAATGTACGGTGGTATGAACCACGGTCTATACATGAAAGCATGTTTGGACTTGCAAGGTCTCTGTATGCAATATGGCATTCAGGTCAAATTCTCATTCTTGTTTAATGAATCACTAATTACACGTGCACGTAATTACTTGGTTGATGAATTCATTCATCGTTCAGAATGCACCCATCTATTGTTCCTTGATTCAGATATCAACTTTAATCCACAAGATGTTATTGCAATGTTGGCTTTGGATAAAGATGTTATCGGTGGACCTTATCCTAAGAAAGCAATCAAGTGGCGTTCCGTCAAACGTGCAATTGAAAAGAATCCTAGCATTGAACCACAAACCTTAGAAAAGGTTGCTGGTGACTTCGTTTTCAATCCAGTTAAAGGTACTGCACAATTCTCTGTGACAGAACCATTATCCGTTTTGGAAATTGGTACTGGTTTCATGATGGTTAAGCGTGAAGTCTTTGCAAAGATGGAAGAAGCATATCCAATGATTCGTTATCGTCCAGACCACGTTGGTCAAGCCAACTTTGATGGTTCACGTTACATTCACGCTTTCTTTGATACAGTTATTGATACAGCAGATTCTATCACTGGTGGTGGTTCTGACCGCTACTTGTCAGAAGATTATATGTTCTGTCAAATGTGGCGTAAGATTGGTGGAGAAATCTACTTGTGCCCATGGATGAGAACTGCACACATTGGTACATATCACTTCCACGGTGACATGCCTGCTGTTGCAAACTATGTTGGAGAAATGTAATGGCTGAAAATGGATATCGCAACAGTGATGATGAAACTCCAATCAGTGTTCCGGTTGCTGTGTCCACTCAGGTCCAAGAACCTGGTCGCAAATTTGATGGTGGTAAACTAGAATATGGTTTACTGCCACCATTTGCACTAGAAGAAACCGTAAAGGTTCTTACCTTTGGTGCACAAAAATATGAACGTGATAACTGGCAAAAAGTTCCAGATTCTAAACGTAGGTATTTTGATGCACTTCAAAGGCATGTTTGGGCTTGGAAACGTGGCGAACAAGATGACCCAGAATCTGGTATTCATCACTTGTCACATGCTATGTGCTGCTTGATGTTTCTTTATGAACATGATATAATCTATTCTAAAGAAACTTTACATAATGAGGAAAACAAATGAAACTATCAACCGAAACACTTAACGTTCTAAAGAACTTTTCTACAATCAATCAAAACCTTGAATTCAAACAAGGTAACAAGTTGACAACCATCTCTGCTGGCAAGTCCGTCTTGGCACAAGCAACAGTCAAAGATGAATTTCCACAAAACTTTTGTGTGTATGATTTGAACCAATTCTTGTTGGTGCATTCTATGTTCAAGGGTGATGTCGAACTTGAATTTGATGCGTCTAATATTACCTTCAAGGGTGGTCGTAGCAAGACAAAGTATCGCATGGCGTCTAGAGACACCATTGTTGTTCCACCAGAAAAAGAAATCAAGTTGAATGACATTGATTATTCTTTCACCTTGTCTGACGTTGACTATGCAGAAATCATGCGTTCTGCCGCAATCCTATCATCACCAAACATCGCAATTAAGTCTGATGGTGAAACTGTTGAAATCTTTGCTTATGATGCCAAGGATGATTCACAACACACCAGTTCTATCAAAGTCGGTGATGGCAACGGTAAAACATTTACTCTCGTATTCAAGACTGAAAACCTGAAGATGATTCAAGGTACATATGATGTTCAAATCTCATTCAAAGGTTTGGCACAATTCAAAAACACCAAAGAAGAAATCCAATACTGGATTGCAATTGAATCTAAGGAAAGCACCTTCTAAATATGACTAACCAAGTTCAAACATTATACGGCACCTTTGATGAGAAACAACTGAAGTCTCTCAAAGGTTACATTGAAGAAATTGTGGTATGCATGTCACGTGCAAAATCAACCTCACAATCTATGGCGGACATGGTAAGTCTTGCCCATGATGAATTGAAAATCCCTAAGAAGATTATCAAGCGCATGGCTAAGGTTCAATACAACCAATCATTACAAGAAGAAGTTGCAGAATTCAAAGAATTTGAAGCTCTCTTAGAAAGTATTAAAGATGTTAAGTAAACTATTTGGTCTATTCAAGTCTAAACCTGTAGAAACACAACCAGAACCACCTTTGGTTCAATTGGGTCCTGAAAAAACAGAAACTGCTGTTGAATATGAATTGATTGAATCACCAACATCGCAACAACTTGAAGACGCTTTTAAAGAAGAAGAATTGGTTGGAAATCCAATTCCTATGCCAGGAACTATTGGTGGTGCAACTATTAAATTTGTTGAAAAACCAAAGTATGAAAAAGACGATGGTCCTTTAACTGAAGAACAAAAAGAAATGATTATTGAAACCTTTCCGGAATCAGTAAATCCACTTCCTACTCCAAAGAAACGCACACCACGAAAAACCGTTGCAAAGAAAGCCACTAAAAATGGAAAAAGCAACTCGTAGGTCTTTTGCAAAAACATTAGGCCTTGCTGGCCTACTTGTTGCCGGTATTGAAGGTTACAAGGAAGTGAAAGAACGGATTGTTTATAAACAAGACGAGATTCCTTCCGAAGAACTACAAAAACAGATTGATACCAAACCTGTGTTGCAATTGAGTGCAACATACGGTGAAGAAATGCCGCCACAGAAATACTATGGAACAAACATGTATGTTATATCGGGTATAGGTCCAACATACAAACCTGGTACAGAGAAAAAAGTTCAGGTGAATATTGTTCCTGGTCCTGATGGTAAGTTATATGTCAAAGAACTTGACCAGTGGCGTAGAATCTGATACAATGAATTTTTATATTATGAGGTTATTGAATGTCAAATCACTTGTTGTGGGTGGAAAAGTATCGTCCTAAAACGATTGAAGATTGTATCCTTCCCGATTCTTTGAAAGCAACTTTCCAAGAATATGTTAACAGAAAAGAGATTCCCAATCTTTTGTTATCTGGCACCGCCGGTGTCGGTAAAACCACAGTTGCAAAGGCTTTGTGTGAAGAAGTTGGTTGTGATTATATCGTAATCAACGGTTCTGATGAGAATGGTGTTGAAACCATTCGTGTCAAGATTAAAAACTATGCATCATCCGTTTCTTTGATGGGTGGTCGCAAAGTTATCATCTTAGATGAGGCAGACTATCTATCACACCAAGCCCAAGCGATCCTGCGTGGTTCTATTGAAGAATTTTCTAACAACTGTTCGTTCATATTCACTTGCAACTTTAAGAATCGGATTATTGATCCTATTCATTCTCGTTGCACTTGTATCGACTTCAAGTTGAATGGTTCTAAAGCCAAGATGGCAACCGCTTTCTTCAAGCGTGTTGAAGGTATTCTTACACAAGAAAACATCACATACGAAAAGGATGTGGTTGCTGCCATCATCACCAAACATTTTCCAGACAATCGCCGTATTTTGAATGAACTTCAACGATATGGTGTTTCTGGTAGTATCGATAAAGGTATTCTTGGCCATGTTGCTGATGTACAATTGTCTGACCTTATCAAGTCACTAAAGTCTAAAGATTTTGCTGGTGCTCGCAAGTGGGTTGCAAACAATTCTGACCAAGATTCTTCTGTTTTATTCAGAAAGATATATGACATAATGAATGATTGTATGAAACCACAATCTATTCCACAAACAGTCTTGACAATATCCAAATATCAATATCAAGCAGCATTTTCCGCAGATAAAGAAATAAATTTTATGGCATTTTTAGTAGAATTAATGGTTGATGTTGAATGGAAATAATGG